ACTGTATATTTTTTCTTTTTTTTATTGCAAGCATTATTTTTATATCTTTCAATATTAAACCATGAGTTAGTATTAATATTGGAAGCTTGTAATAAAGTTGGATATATATAATTAATTTTCATTAAATTATCATAATTAGGACCATTAAATATAATATTCAATTTTTTTAAATATTATATGTTTTATAAAGAAATATCAAGTTTTATGCTACTAGTTGTTCCCCAAAACAATCCATCTGGAAGTCCCTGTTCAGCTGCCTCCATGAACCATTCAAATGCTTGTCTGTTTCTTTCTTCTTCAGAACCAACAGATGAGTACTTGATTATTTTTGCAATTTGAATGAAAGCAGATGGAATCTCATTTGCAACTGCTTCTTTAAAACATCTCTGTGCTCTTTGATTATTTTGTTTTAGAATTTTTCCATTTTAGAAAAAATTAATTAGAATTATTCTATTTTTCGTTTTTTATTTTGTAATTGTTGTCTTGCATAGTCCAAAAAAAATTGAGCATTATGACAATTGGATTTTACTGCACGCTCAAACCAATAAATGGCTTTGTTAATGTCACAAGAAACACCTTCACCATTCATATACATTTGACCAACAATAACTTTAGAACTTTTTTCACCACGCAGAGCAGCATGATTATAACATTGAAAAGATGCTTCTTCGTTTTTAAGATAACCCCAGTCTCCTAATTTATAACCTTCTCCAAGTACAGCCAATGCTTCAGGATGACCTTTTTCTGCAGCCATTTCAATATATTTAAATGCTTCTAAAAATTCAGCATTTGTTTCTTTATGTCCATAGCTTTGACGAAGGGCACAAGCAAATGCATACAATCCATCTTTAGACATACCCAATGCACTCTTTTTCGCTAATTCATAGCATTCGAATGTTGGAATAGCATAGTCGTGTAAAATCCATTTAAAATTAATTGATGCTTTCACACCCATACAATCATAACAATTTAGTGAAATACCTAGATTCAATAATTGAATCATTCTTTCATGGTTTGGACGAATATTGTCCATTCCTTCAATTAATATTTTAGCCAAATTTGCCATTGATGGTGTGTGTCCTTTCTGTATCAAGTTTTCAAGAATTTGAACCATTTCTAGACATTTTCCTTCAAATAGCAAACATTCAGCTCGCCAATGCTGACCAGTAAATGTACCATGAAGCTGTTGGCTAACAACTCTTTGATGTATATAACCTTTTAATTTTTTTTGATTTCGACGAGATGTTAGAGGATTCTTTACAAATAGAGATATTAAAAAATTAATCAAACCAATGGATATTTTCCTTGGATTAAGTGAATTATCACCTGATTTCAAACAAAAACGACGAATACTGATGTTCATTATTTTGATTATAATTTAATGGAATTATTATAAAAAAAAATTCAATTTTTAAATTAAAAGAAAAAGTTACTTTATATACTTGCACAAAACAAAAATAATTAATTATTTAATTATGTACATTAACGCATTCATTGCAACATCTCAACATTGAGGGATACCAAGTGATCTTCCACCAGACTTCTTGTGGGTCTCAAGGTAGCGGACAGCCATCTCGTCTCCGGCTGCTGCAGTTTGTTTGAGAAATTCAAGACATCTTTCTTTATCCTGTTCTCCTCCCCATCCGTAGTGGAGGAAAACAGCCAGGCGCGTCTTTGCTCCCATGTGACCATGGTCTACGAGAAATTCGTAACGCTCCCTCGCCTGCTCCAAAAGAGGTTTGGCATTGGGATCGTCATCTTCAAAATCAGAGAGATCATCCGATATCTCAATCTCGTAGGCTTTATTGTAAAGCTCATCAAGCTGTTGATCGGTAGGGATAGGGGTATGGATAACAGAGGACATGATTGTAGTGTATATAATATAATTTAAGTGACTATAGAATAAAAAAAAATCAATTTTTATAGATTTATTGATAATAATTAAATAAACTACTTCTGTACTTCATTTTTTCATATAGGTCATTATTAAATGTTAGTAAAAAAATTGAAAATATAAAGTTTTAATATTTCTAACTATAACTTTTAACTACACTGAAGATGCCTCGACAACCGCAATCGCAACAAAGCATGAACTCTGGTCCGCAGTCACAGCCAACAAGCTCGAAGGAGTTGTGGAAAGCAATTTGGTCCTAGATTCCATCAAGGTAATACGAATTATTCAAAGAAAATATTTTAATATTTTTAATGAATGATAACAATTTTTTTATAAATATATTATCGCATTTATATTTGATGTATCTTGTGATACAAAGACTATATTCATAAGGCGTAGCTGTAGCGAGTTGAGTATTTTTAATAAAGTTATGATACAAGACTTTATTCACAAGGTGAAGCCTGTTCTTAATAAAAGCTAGATCTACAATGCGAGAATAAATATAATTTATTTGACAATTTTTATATATTAGAATTAATAGATCAGTTTCATATATTTGATAAAATAAATAGAATTCTAACTTTGTTAAAAAAATCAAACTCAAGGAAGCTTTATTGAATTCAGTAAAGCATCTTGTTGTCCAAGTTGATCTTAATCGATTTGATGAAATAAAGAGTAAAAATAAGCAAAATAATTATTGTATTTAGATTGCTTAATTGATGATATACATTATTTTATAAATGAATTCTGTAGATGAATCACGATGTCTTCAGCATATTCATGTCCAGCTACATGAGCACGCTGATACCACATGATAGCTTGATCGTTTTTGCCATCTAATTCCAAAAATTTTCCAACTCTGAACAAGCCAATTGGATGTCCTTGCTCTGCCGCTTTCATGAACAATCCAAATGCTTTTTCATGAGGATATTCCGTTTCTTCATCATACAAAAAAACTTTTCCCAACCATACAAAAGCTTCGGCAAAATTTTTCTCAGCAGCCCGCTGAAAGAATAATGATGCAAGACAAAGATTTTCACGTCTCATCAACCCACGATAATGTAAAATTCCAAGTAGAAATTGGCTGTACTCGTTTGGACGTTTGACCAGTTTCAAAAAATGATCCATTTCTGTATAATCAGCAAGGATACCAATGCCTAGTTGGAAAAAACAAGCCAAAGATGCGGTGCAGAAATCACAACCAAGTTGGCTACCCTCCCAAATCAGTCTGAAACCTTCTCTTTCATCTTTTCGAAGACCTTCTCTTCCTTGACTCAACATCCAAGCCAAACGTGCACGCGCTAAAGTATTACCAAGATAAATTGATCTTCGATACAAGGGTGCAGCTTCAGCGCATCGTCCGCTCAGACACAAAGCATCAGCAGAGGTAAGTAATTCCAAGCTAATTTTATGAAACTGCCATTTGGCAAGTCGAGATGCAACTCTTCGTTGAATTTTGTTTCTTGAAATTCGATCATTTGTCAATCTTGAAGCCATTTGAATCAATATCAATTGAATCAGACTCTGCGATGATTTGTTGGAAACAGGAAAATGAAATTTATCATTCCCTAATTGAAAAGTAAAATTTGTTACTCCAGACATGTTATCTTAATTTTTTAAATAATGATAGATATGTTTTGATTTTTTCAATTTTTTTATCGCATTTGCAGACGAGAATAAATATAATTTATTCTCATTAAATTTAAACTTTGTTTAAATTTGACAATTTTTTCATTAATAATAAATTATTTTCAACATGTCATGCAATTAGCATAATCTCAAGGTAGTTGCATCTACTATCATGTGAACCTCAAAAAAGAATGCAGCCATTTTATCTCTTTCACAAGTAGGTTTACAACTGTGGAAAAGGAATTATTTTTTTTTGAACTACGATTCACAAGTTCCATAGAATATGTGTGTCCTTTTGATGCTCTTTTTTGAACAGATTAAGACAAACATCAAAGTTATCGCGATCTTCTCACAACATGATCGTGTGTTTGTGTATAATGAAAAAATTTAAGAATCTAAAGAATAAAAAAAAATCAATTTTTATTTATTTATTCATTTATAATAATTAAATAAACTATTTACTTCTGTACTACATCTTTTCATATAGGTCATTATTAAATGCTTGTAAAAAAATTGAATTATAAATAATTTGCAATCAAATGATTATTATTTAATGCAAGTATTCGTTAAAACATTGACTGGTAAAACCATTACCCTTGAGGTAGAATCCACAGACACTATTGATGCTGTTAAAGCAAAGATTCAAGATAAAGAAGGTATTCCTCCTGATCAACAACGTCTCATTTTTGCAGGCAAACAGCTAGAAGATGGTCGTACGTTACAAGATTATAATATTCAAAAAGAAAGTACTCTTCATCTCGTTCTTCGTCTACGAGGTGGTATGCCTCGTCAACCTCAAGCTCAATCAAGTATAAATAGTGGAACAGCATCACAACCAACTAGCTCTAAAGATTTGTTTAGAGCAATTTGGAGTTAATTTAAAAAATTGAATTTTTAAATGTATATCGTGTCTTAAAGATTTAACTTTTAATAACTTGCTCATGTACAACACTTCTACTTCCTACTATCCTTCCCCGTCAACTGGTATGACCCAAGTGACCTACTACTCGCGTTCGTCGACTGAGTCGCCTGCAATTCAAAAAGCAAAGGTGACACATGCGACGAATGCGAACGCAAGCATGACTGGATTTTGTGCATATCGCGATGCCATTTTCAAAAATTGCTAGCGTGTGTGTGTGTCGCTGTGAACTTATTTGCTAATAGTAATTATTATTATTAGTAAATAATTTTTTTTTATAAAACGAGTGGTTAAGTATTTGAAAATAATAGATCTAATAAAAAATTGAATTTTTAATTACCTATTGGTGTTTAATTAAATATTTTAATTCTGAAAATGCCACGTCGTCCCGCGCATCCTTCCATGTACTCCCAGACGAACCAGTCGTCCCAACCAACATCCACCAAGGATTTGGTCAAGGCGATCTGGTCCTAAGGGGCTGACTAGGGTTGATTCGACTGCTGAAGCCTCGGATTAACCCAATGTCATTGTTTGTGAAAAATATTTTAATATTTTTTTCAAGCATTTTTTTATTTCTATTTGATTTGATCAGTTTCATATAATAGATAAAATAAATAGAATACCAAAATTATTAATAGTATAAATCATTATAATAATATTTATAATTAATCTTGTTTTTTCAATGATATATTGTAATATTTATAAAAATGATCCAACTAGTTTCAAAAATGTACATAATCTAGAATCAAATAAACCAATATCATTTTATGATTTCATTTACTTCTCTCATACAACATTTTATTCATTGGGATATGATATTATACCTCAATCAAATATATCAAAAATAGTATGTATTATACTTCTCAAATTATCATTCATAATTATGGCTATTTACATAGCAAGAATATTAAATTAAATTACATAAATTTGTTCATTCCACAATCCAAACATTCAAACTTTTCTTTTGTCAAAACAGTGTTAGAATTTTTGCAACTTGGACAAGTAACAAATACACTAATATATTTGAGTGCCATTTCGGATACATGTTGTTTATTCTGACGTTTACCGTGAACAATCAAACCATCAGCTTTTGATCCAGAAAACCAATTAATTTCCTTTCCCATCATTTCTTTTTTCAAAAAGGAAATAAAGTGATCTGGATCACGTTTTATAACCTGACATAATGTCTCGACATTTTTCCAATGCAACCGCGTTGGAGAAACTTCAACTTCAAGCTGTGGTAACACAAGAGTAGTTTTTTTTATTTCTTTCCCAAGTTGGGAGTATGCTTCATCAACTAATTCTTCGAATGTGGTCATTAATATTAATAAATTATACATTATTAAAAATTTTTTCAATTTTTTCATATTTAATATCTAATGTAAGATATAAAAAGTCGTATGGAATTTCCTATAATTACAGTTGTACAAAATACAATGATGAATACAAAAAATGGTATTATAGAATTATATAAATATAATTCAGATCATGCTTTAATTAGAGTTGAATTTAAAAAATTTATTATTTATTCATGGAATATTTTAAATGGTGATGATAAACCAGCAATAAGTCATACAATAGGTGACTTTACTAAAATGGAAGAAATAAAATTATCAAAAGAAGGAATTTATAAAGAAGAACTTACAAAAAATCTAAATAAGTCACTTATTGATTCATATGTAGTAAATAATGAAGAAAGAATAAAAAATATTGGGACAAAACTAAAAATACTATCTGAAGAAGAAAAAAAACCAGTAATATTTATGTTTCAAGAATTATCATTAAAAAGTGCAAAGAGAATAATTCAAACTTTTTGCCAATTCGATGATAAATCTTTAAATATTATTGAACCAGGTAATTATTATAGTGGTTCTGGTTATAAAGTAATTCTGAGTTCACAGGATCAAGTTGTTTATAGGGTTGGTGGAGATGATGGAGCTTATAAAGAACATTCTAAAGATGAATTAAGATTAACAATTATACCAAATAGTTTTGGTCTTGATAATTTTAATCTTGAATATTTTGAGAGTATAAAATCATTTAATAAACATGCAAAAAATACAGAATTAACAGGATATAAATCACAATTGCTTACACGTATATCATATCGTGGTAAAAAATATACATTGGTTAATTTACATCTTAATTATCAGACAACAATTCCTGAAGTTTGTAATTTTATAGGACAATTGACTAAAAAAGTAAACTTGATAATTATTGGTGATTTTAATAATAATATCGAACTAAGATTAAAAAAATCAATAAAAGAAAAATTTCCTAATTTTAATTTTAATTTTAAAGCACCAAGTGATTCTACTTTCATTAAAAAAATGCCCCAAATAGGAGTAGAAGATTCAGAAAGATCTGCAATATTAGATCAAGTATTATATAGTTTAGATGATGATGAATTATCTGGATCTATTAGTTCCTATCATAATAAATATTTAAAATACAAAAATAAATATATTCATTTTAAAAATTCTAAATAGAAAATAGTTCTTTTTCAACTTCATTAATATGTGAGCTAATTAATTGATATAATTTAATTTTTTCTTCAATAGTATTTGCATTTTTAAAAGATAATAATAATGAATCAAGATCAGGTTTATTCTTTTTCTTTTTATTATCATCTTTAAATTCATTTTTACTAATAACATTAACTAGTTCAGATAATTTTTGTTTTTCTAATGAAATTTTTTCTTTAATTTCTTTCATTTTTGTTATTTTTTCATTCCAATTTTCAATAGAATCAAGTTCTTCAACTTCTTTAAATATATCAGACATTATATTTAGAGAGAGTCATTATTTAAATTAATTTTTTTCAATTTTATTATATTATCGCATCCAGTTCTTTCAATGGTGTAACTCTAGCATTTGCAGATAATTTTAATTTTGAACTCTTTATCAGCCCATCTTAATTTAACAAATTGATCAATATAATCTTCTAATTCTTCATTAGATAAAATTTTGTTATTAGATTTGGAATATAAGGTAATATTTTTATTATTATCAATTTGTATTCTAGATTCAAGAACTGATAATTTAACTAATAAATTATTAATATCATTTCTAATTAAATTTTGACATTCATTTTTTAAATTACTAAAATATCTATATATTCTTTCATTTAATTTTGATAACATATTTTGTTTATCAGTTAATTCATTTAATAAATCTAATTTTATTTCATCTCTAATATCAAATAATTGATTAATAAATTTTTTGTTATAATCAACAATAAATTGAGCTGCTAATGATGGTGTTGGTGCACTAACATCGGCAATTAAATCTAACAAAGGATTATCAACTTGATGTCCTATTGCACTCAAAACAGGTAAGTGAAAATTATAAACTGCTTCAATCAATTCTGGTTGGGAAAATCCAAATAATTCTTCAAAACTACCACCACCTCTGGTTATAACTACCAAATCATATTTAATATTTGATTTTTTAAGCTGTGTAAGATAATCACATATATTTTTTGGACAATCTGTACCTTGTACTTTAACATCTTGAATATCATAATTAATTAATGATTTATTATTATCTAAATTATAGATAAAATCTTGTAGGGCAGCTCCATTTTCACTAGTTAAAATCAAAATATCTTTTATAATTTTAGGTAATTGTTTTTTTCTTGATTTATCAAAATATCCTTTTTTTAAAAAATCTTGTTTAATTTTTTCATATTTAACAAATAATTCACCAGAACCTTCTTGTATGACAATTTTATCTACTATTAAATTCACAGAACCATTACCTCCATAAAAATCTGTTTTACACTCGAGAGTTAATTTTTGACCTTCAGAAATAGACTCTTTATCTATATTTTTAGATTTCCAGACAATTGATTTAATATTGGATGATTCATCTTTCAATGAAAAATACAAATGACCTCCTCTTATAACTGGTTGAGAGACTTCTCCAGTTACTTTAATCTTATTATTTGAAATCATAGATTTTAAATAATTTGCTAATTCGCTAACTGTAAATATATGTTCACTTGACATTTATTATTAAATTTAATTTCTTTTTAAATATAATATGAACTTAAAACTAATAGTAATATTTTCAATTTTAATTATAATAATTAATTGGAAACCATTATGTGAAAAATTTGATATATTAAGCGATAATGATCAAACTGAAACTTATCAAAAATATAAATCTAATACTGATAAGACTATTCCTAAATATCAATCAGAATTATCATATCAACCAGCAAATAAGTTGTCTTGTTGTTTAATAGAGAAAAAATATTTACCAGATCAAACTAATGAATTAGGAGGTAGTTTTAAATATAAATTTAAGAAACTAGAAAATGAAAACTGTGATTTAAAATTATTTAGATTAGATTCTAATAAACAATTATTTTTTGATGGAGAAAATGGTTGGTCAAATCAATTTTGTTCAAATGATAATAAAAATATTGGTTCTTGTAGATTTGTAAATAAAGAATGTATTGATTTTGTCCCACAAGATTTTTGTAAAAAATATAAAATGACTTGGTCAGAAAAAAGTTGTCATGATCCATTAGAATATCAATGGAAAGATAGAATTAATTTACAATTACCTAAATTAAAAGGTGATGGTACATATACAATGTTTGATAAAAAATCAAATTTAGCTAAATAAATTATGATTTAACAGATTTTTGAAATTTAACATATAATTTTAGGAAAACATTTTTAATTAAATCTATATTATTTTCATTTGTTTCTGTAATATTTTTTATTGATAATTTAGTAGCTAATTCTTTTAATTTAGTAAAACCATAAGAATGATAAAAATTAATTGTATCAATAATGATAAAATTACTGAAATCTAATGGTAAATTATATCTTACAGCTTCAGCTTGAACAGTTTTAATATGAAAATCAACATTATGTGATACAACAACATTAACTGATTTCAAATCTTCTTTAAATTCATTAATAATTATTTCTGGATCAATCCCTTGATTAATAGCTATTGATTGAGTTATTCCATGATATTCAATAGTTTCATCGGGTATAAACATACAACGTGGTTTGACTACCTTCCTAATTTTTTTTTCCTGAATAAATTCATTATCTTTAAGATATCCAATAATATAATTTATTGAAACCATACGAGCAAATGTATATAATTTCTTTTTACTAACAGGATAATTAGATTGGTGCAATCCAGTTGTTTCTGTATATAAAAAACATATTCTTTTATGCATTATATTATTGAAAAAACAAGTTTTTAACCTATTTTTTTCAATTTTATTATAAAACCTTCATAATAAAATATTATTACTGACAAGAAAAAATAAAATTTATTCTAATTTTATTTCTTGATTATTTTAATGAAAAAATATTTATTATTTTTATTGATAATTTTATTAGTAATAATAATTTTTTATCATAAATTTAAAAAAGATTTTTCTTATAGTTATAATGAAAATTTTTTAACAAATAAAGATTTAATTCAAATAAATAATGAATTAAAAAATTATGATCAAAATTTAGAAAAATCAATGGAAAATTACATAAATGTATATAGATTTAATACACCAATTAATTCTAAAATAATTAGGAATATTTTAGAATCATATACAGACAAAATTAGAGAACTAACTAATAATAATAAAATATATTTGGCTAAAAATTTTCCTATTGAATATAGAAAATATATTAGTGGTAGTTTTATGAATAAACATAGAGATCAATTAATTTATCAAAAACCTCAATATGAATGTATTTTAACTTTATCTAATACAACAAATTCATATACTATTCTTGGTAATAAAAAAATAAAATCAAAACCTAATTCATTAATTATAGTAAAGGCACAAGGTATTGAACATGAAGTAACCAAAGTTACAAAAGGAGAAAGATATTTTTTAAAATTTATATTTACAGAAACAGATCAATTTGCTAATTAAAAAATTATTAAATTATTATTTTGTAAAAATTGTTTTTTACTTGGTGTCTCACTTAAAATTCCATTAGACCATACACCAAAACGTTCTTCATCGTTTCCATTATTTTCTAATATAAAATGATAATAAGTATAATTATCTGTGTTTTCTAATTTAACAAAATCTGGACATGCTGCTGCTACCAGTAAATATTTATCGTCGATTTTATGAGTACCACCTAATAATCTTTCATTTTCTTCTTTATATTGATCAATGTTATTTACTAAAATTGAATGACCACCAGTTACTGTTAAATCATCTATTAAACCGTTATGATCATTTCTAACCATTTTATACATACAACAACTGTGTTTATTTGGATTATTTACCATATGGCATTTACCTACTAATTCAATCTTTCTAAAACCGTGTTTATATGTTTTAACAATATCACCACGCCTTAAATCATTAACAGGAACATATTCTTCTTGAAAATTCTTATTAAGACATAATATAATTGTTCCTTCATTAAAACAAATTGGATCAGCTAATTTAGTTATAGTTTGTGTTTGTAAAACATTAGTTGCTGCATTATAGTTAACATTTCCAGCTTGTGAAGCTGTAATAGCAGTTGAACCTACACCTCTAATTGTAAGAGTTGTTCCTGAAACTGTAGCAACATTGCTATTATTAGAACTAAAAGCAACTGTTAAATTACTAGATGAAGTAGCGCTTAATGTGGAAGTACCTAATGTGGAATAAGGTAATGATGCTAGTGCATTGAATGTAATAGTTTGATTAGCTTTATTAATAGTCAAAGTACGTTGAACACCTGTTGCCATTAAATAATTACTGTTACCAGATTGATCAGCATAAACTGATACTTCACCAGCTGTATTTACTAAGGCTGAAGATCCATTAAGATTTAATACAGCATTATTAGTAGAATAAGAAATTGGCAGACCACTACTTGCTGTTGCAGTGAAATTAATAGTAGTTGAAGGAGCATACGTTATTGGATCTAATGATTGATTAAAAGTTATTGTTTGTGATGCTTTATTAACTGTTTGTCTTCTAGCAAAATCAGTTTGTAAATAATTATCATTACCAGTAGCTCTTGCCGTAATATCTGTTGGTCCAGCAGCTATTAGTGTTAAAACAGTTCCTACAATAGTTCCTACATTTAAATTAGAAGAAATAAAAGTTATAGGTGTTGTAGTGTTTCCTACTGTTACTGTTGCAGATAAATTAACAGTAACTCCATTGGGTGAATATGTTTGATCTGGAAGTAAAGCAAAAGAAATAGTCTGACTAGCTTTAGCAATTTGTAATGTAGCTTCAACATAAGCTGAGTTCCATAAACTTGTTTCTGCTTGGGTAGCTCTAACAGTCAAACTACCAGCACCTACAATAGAAACTAAACCACCAGATGTTACTGTAGCAAACGAATCATTATTTCCAGTATATGTTATTGCCCCATTACTTGTATAATCAGTTTGTGAAGTTGGTGCTGTTAGATTAAAATTAGCATTTCCAAAAGTTTTATTAATATTAGCCCAAGAATTGAAGGTTGGTGTACCTTTTAATACTGAGAAAGTACGTACTACACTAGTAGCCGGTAAATAATTAGCATCACCTGCCTGTGAAGCTGTAATACTTACAGGATTCGCACTAACAGTTAAAATATTTAAATTAAATCCATTTACTCCCACCACATCTGTATCATTAGATGATAATGTTACTGTTAAATTACTAGTGGATGTTGGAGTAGTAGCATAAATATAATTAAGTCTATAATATAAATCTGCAATAACTGCAAAAGTAATAGTTTGATTAGCTTTAGCAATTTGTAATGTTGTTTCAACATAAGCTGAGTTCCATAAACTTGTTTCTGCTTGTGTAGCTCTAATAGTTAAACTACCAGCACCAATAATAGAAACTGATCCACCAGATGTTACTGCTGCATACGAATTATTATTTCCAGTATATGTTATTGCCCCATTACTTGTAAAATTTGCTGGTGATGTTGGTGCTGTTAGATTAAAATTTGCATTTCCAAAAGTTTTATTAACAGTTGCCCAAGCATCAAAAGTAGGTGTACCTTTTAATACTGAGAAAGTATGTACTACACTAGTAGCCGGTAAATAATTAGCATCACCTGCCTGTGAAGCTGTAATACTTACCGGATTCGTACTAACAGTTAAAATATTTAAATTAAATATATTTACTCCCACCACATCTGTATCATTAGATGATAATGTTACTGTTAAATTACTAGTGGATGTTGGAGTAGTAGCATAAATATAATTTAGTCTATAATATAAATTTGAAATAGTAGCAAAAGTAATAGTTTGACTAGCTTTAGCAATTTGTAATGTTGTTTCGACATAAGCTGAGTTCCATAAACTTGTTTCTGCTTGGGTAGCTCTAACAGTCAAACTACCGGCACCTACAATAGAAACTAAACCACCAGATGTTACTGTAGCAAACGAATCATTATTTCCAGTATATGTTATTGCCCCATCACTTGTAAAATTTGCAGGTGATGTTGGTGCTGTTAGATTAAAATTAGCATTTCCAAAAGTTTTATTAATAGTTGCCCAAGCATCAAAAGTTGGTGTTCCTTTTGAAATTTGTATTTGTCGTGTCACAGGAGTTGCTGGATCATAAGTAGCATCACCATCTTGATATGCAGTAATATTAACTGTTCCAACATTTAAAATTCTTAATGTACTACCATTAATAATATCTGCTACCGAAGTGTTATCAGATTCATATCTTACTGTTAAATTACTATCAGATGATCCATTTAATAAGACTGTATAATTTAGCGAGTAATTTAAAGGTGAAGAGACAGTAAATGTGATTGATTGACTTAATTTAGACATTTATATTACTTATTAATAGATTTTTTTTAATTAATGGTGGAAAATTTATAACACAATAAGAAAATTTATTTTTATAAAGACATATTATTTAGTAATTAATAATGAGCTACTATTTAATAGATTTTGGATCATCAAAAATAGATTTTAATTTTGATAATTTAATAATTGGAAAAAAAATTAAATTAGATAATAATAATTCAAAATATTACATATATTACCAACCAGAAAATGAAGAACCAAAAGAAATTTATATTAGATTACCTAGGTTGAGATTAATTTATAATATGTCAAATTCTAAATTTAATCAATTAAATATTCCAATATATCCTAATTGGGAACAGACTAATAAATTTGTAAATTTTATTCAACAATTAGAATCAGATTTAGAATCATGCTTTTCTAATAGGAATAAAGAATGGATAAGTATTATAAATAAAAAAAATTCATTAAATTTTATTAAAACTTCAACATATGAAAATTTCAAAATTACTTCTGATATAGAAAATAAAAATGTAAGTTTAAATGATTTTCAAATAAATGGTCAAATAGATATAGTTATTAAAATAAGTAATATCTGGAATAAAAATGATAAGATTGGTTTATCATCACAATTATATCAAATAAAATATTTAGCACCACCTGAACAATTAGAAATTAATTTTATAGATCCTGAAAAGAAGAAAGAAATAATTAATACTGAAGAAGTATTAATTAAACCAGTAATTAAAACAGAAGAAAATATCAAAGTTTTACCACCTCAAATTAAACTTGTACCAAATGTTAAAGATTTAAAGCTAGCTATTAATAAATTAAAACCAATTAAACATTTGGAATATTAATAACAGTAGGTACAAATGGCATCATTGGAAATGAATTAACATATCTAGGTGGAATATAAATATTTTGATTAGTTACAATTGGTATGGGTTGATCTAATCCAACAGGAAACATATTGATACCTACTTTATTACGACCATCTTTTTGATAATATTTGATATTAGCTTGCATATTTCTAGTTTGATCAGTTATTATCATATTATTAATTTGCAAATTATGATTAATTTTTATAAAATTTTTAATAGCATTCTTAAATGAATCACCATAAATTAAAGACTCAAGAGGATAAATAATTTTAAATTCCATTATATTATAGTTTGGAAAATTTTTTTTTTAAAGTTAAAATATTTTATTATCTTTATAATAAAAATTGATATGTTAATTATTAAAGAGTCAATTCATATTTATACTAAGATACCGATATGGGCATAAAAAATTTATTGAAATTTCTTTCTGAATATCCAGAATTAATTAAAGAAAAAGAAACTAATGAATATCATGGAAAAAAAATAGCAATTGATATTAGTATATTAATGTATCAAGTTGTAATAGCAATTCGAAATTCTGGTTCTGATTTAACTAATAATAAAGGTGAAATAACATCACACATTTTAGGTCTATTTAATAAGACTTTATCATTTTTAGATAAAGGAATAATTCCAGTTTTTGTTTTTGATGGTAAACCACCACAACTTAAACAAAAAATATTAGATACAAGAAAACAAATAAGAAAAAAAGCTTTAGAAAAACTATCTGATGCACAAAACGATATTGATAAAATAAAATATTTAAAAAGAAGTGTTTTAATTTCAAAAGAACAAATGGATCAATGTAGAGAATTATTATCCTTAATGGGAATTCCATACATTAATGCTCCAGAAGAAGCAGATTCAGAATTATCATATTTGTGTAAATCAAATTTAGTATATGCTGTTCTAACTGAAGATATGGATATATTAACATTTGGATCACCTAGAATTATTAGAAATTTAACATCAAGTAAAAAAATTCCAATTGAAATAGAATTAGAAAAAGTATTGAATCACTTATCAATTACTTATGAACAATTTATTGAATTATGTATATTATTTGGCTGTGATTATTGTCCAAATTTAACAGATATTAAATATAATACAATCTATGAAATATATTCAAAACATAAAAATATTAAGGATACTTTAGATGAAATAAAATTAAATCATGTTATTCCTGAAAATTTTGAATATGAGAATGCAAAAAAATATTTTATGAATTCATCACATAATAAAGTAACCAGTGAAGAGCTTAAAATTAAAAAACCAGATACTGAAAAATTAATAGATACATTAGTAAATAAATATGGTCTAATTAAATATAAAGTAGTTAATAAGATCAATAAATTAAATGAATTTTATTTAAAATTTATGAATAATTAACTTGTTTTAATTTTAGAACAAATTGATTAATATCAACAACATAATTTAATATTTGATAGTGACATTTAGATACAAAACTAGAATGTGAACAATCAAATAAATTTTTATTTAGATTACCGGAATTAACTGACTGATAAATTTCATCTAAATTATAAAAAAACTGTGGGTATCTTTCAATAAAACTCTTAATTTTTTTTACAAATTCTTCATCTACGAATTTATTTGATTTATATTCTGCAAATAATTTGTAAAAATCTGGTTTTGATAAATCACTCATTCTAACCGGAGTTATATATAATAATTGGGATAGTGGATCAATCTCTAATTTTTTATTTTTTATTGTATGTTCAAAAATTGTTGATGAATAACTATTTATTATTGTATCAAATAACGGAGCTTTAAAATATGGGTAAAACCATGTTTCATCAATTCCTTTAGTTCTATTATAATAATATTGGTGAATCCAATTTAAACCTTTCATATATGCAGATACTACTACTTTTTTATCATCATTGTTAAAATATTTTTGATAATAAAAAGTCTCATTTATTTTTCTCGTTTTTAAAATATTTGTTAAAAATTCATTAATTGGATTGAATAAACTATAATATTTATCTAATTTATTATTTATTAAATATAATTCTGAATCTCTAGGAGATAAATCCTTCATATTCATAATATGTTTTTTCTGTTTGGAAGTAAATTTAATTTCTCTTAATATTTCATATG